GCGCGTCGGTAACATAATTAAAAGTATGGTGAGATAGAATGGAAGTACGTTGCACTAGATGTAAGCGATTGCTTTTTAAGGTTAAGACGGAAAAGGCTGAAGTCGAAATTAAATGCCTGAAGTGCAGATACACTCAGATGATCACCATATCGTCAGAAAAAAAGGGCGATGTAAGATTGAGGAAAATTTTATAATATAGAACAAAAATATTTATTTTGCAAATTTTTGTAAAAAAGCTTGACTTTTACTTTTGATTCATTTATTTTTACATCATCAAGTTGATTGTTCTTTGGATAGTAACAGAGCGGTTCGACCGCCATATTTGACCGTCACTCCCTTTGAGTGACGGGAGAGGCTCCAGAAGCCCGGCCCCGGATTTTATCCGGCGTCGGGCTTTTGTCGTTTTAGGGGAAGTGAAACATGGAAAGAAGTTTTTAACAAAAATTACTTCATCTTGGTCCGCAGCTAAGATGCCGGCAGGTGCGATGCTCCTCCAGAGCATTCACCCTGCCGGGTAGAAGAAAGCGGAAAAACCCCATTCGCTTCGCTCAGGGGTAATTCCATCAACGCTTCAAACTACGCGGTGCTTGTTTTTAGTGGAGGTCATTATGCGCAATTTTAAACCTTACGAGTTGGTTCCAAAGGCCACTTATGAAAAATTGGGTGATGAGGGATCCCTGAAACTCATCAAACCGGAATGTCAAATCGCATTGGATAATTTATCCGATTTTTTTTCGCTTTATCGCGGGGAGCATTGCCCGTTGTCAGTTAATGATTGGCATAAGGGTGGCACACGTCAATTTTGCGGTTGGCGACCCGAAGAATGTGTTGATGCTGACGGTCATCCTGTAGGTGCCGGACATTCGCAACATAAAGACGGCAATGCTGATGATGTTCATTGTCAAGTTTACACCGCAGAACAAATGCGGGAAATCGTTTTTGCTCATAAAGATGATCCTTTACTGCAAACTATAACGCGTATAGAGGCCGGTGTTACCTGGTTACATTTTGATTTGATGACGTTGCCGGAGGGTATGGAAAGGATTCATTTTTTCAGATCGTAAAAGAGAAACTCCTTTGAAAGGCCCTGGGCGACGATGATGAGTTTCACATCTCCCGGAGGTAGCCCAGGGCCAACGGGAGGATAAAATAAAGAGGAATTTTGGGGGGGGGATTATGAAGTGGTCAGATGTCATAGGATGCATACAATTGGCGGCTCCCGTTTTGGGAAGTCTTTTTGGCCCTGCGGGAACGGTAGTGGGGGCAGGAATAAGTTCAGGAATCAAAATGGTGGCAACGGCTCTGGGAGTAACTCCCACCCAGGATGCTATTACTCAGGCAGTGACGACGGATCCGAATGCGGCGGAAAAATTAAGGGAGTTTGAACTGACAAACAGCACCGAATTACAGAAGTTAATTATCACATCTGAAACTGCCGATATTCTAACAGTCAATACAACAATGCAAGCAGAAACCAAAGCTGAAAAGTGGCCTCAGTATTCGTGGAGGCCATTCTGGGGTTTTGCTTCGGGAGCCGCATTTTTATTTGTCTGTATTCTTGTCTGTATTCTCACATGGCAGGCAGTGATCAATAAAGATGCAACATCGATGGGTAATATCCCGTTAATAATAGGATCATTTTCGACTCTCTTTGCTATCCCAGGCGCAATTCTTGGCATTGCTTCTTATAAACGTGGCGATATGCAGATTGCACAAGCAAAGAGTAATTAAGATTGAAATAAATGGAAGAGGTTAAAAAATAATGGAATTTTTAATCGGAGTATTTGTTGGTGCAGTGGGCGCAAGCGCGGGTTGGTTCTTTGTATGGAAAAATAACAAAGACAAAATCCAAGATTTGGCATCTCAATTGGCGGCCAAGATCAAATAATAATGGGCGATATCATCGACAAGGCGCAAGAGAACGATGAACTTTTTCGGCGGACATCGTTGGAGAAACATTTCGCCCGGAGGATTTCTCCCTCTCCTCAATCCTCCCCCCACAAGGGTGAGGAAGTTATAAAGAGGATGTGTTTGGACTGCAAAGAACCGATACCGGCGAAGAGGTTGAAAGCGAATCCCGCGGCGACACGTTGTGTAGAATGCCAGGAGTTGACCGAGAAAAAAGGAAACCGGACGGATGAATGATACGTATACGTGGGGAATGTGGCAACTGTTTGGCGCTTTACTGGCAATTGTGGCCGCATGGAGTTTAATCATCATTGCCGCCCTGCGCGTGATGTTCGGGAGTAAATTCAAGGCTATTGACCAAAAGTTTGAAGGTCTAGCAGAGACTTCAGGTGCGACTTCGAAAAAATATCAAGAGTTGGAAAGAGAATTATTGGAATTTAAAGCGGATATGCCGCTGGAATACGTAAGACGTGAGGATTTTATCAGGTTTGAGGTCGGCATTAATTATAAATTAGATAAATTGCGCGACTTCTTTTGGGAAACGCTCGGTGATTGGCAGGGAGCCATGCGCGCCCTCGTAACAGAAGCATTTAAGGATTTGGAGAAAAAACAATGACAAATTCGATGGATATTACAAAAGCACGGCATGAGGAACTCCGCTGGTTAATTCTCCTGGCACTGAACGCAGCGCGTCCAATGGGGACATCTGAAGTCATTATCCGCCGGGCCATTGAACCGGTTATTCCGGGAGTTACCGATCTGGAAATTCGCCGGGAAGTGGACTATCTGGTCGAACGAAAACTGGCCGAAGTGGAGCGCGACCGGGCAGTCTGGTTTGTGAAAATCAACAACCACGGGGTTGATCTCGTAGAATATACACTCCCCTGTCTTCCAGGAATCGCCCGTCCGGCGAAGTGGTGAGGGAAATTATGCCGCAACGATCAAAAATCATAACACTGCCGGAAGAAGTTTTAGGCGAACTTAACCAGAAACTTCTGGCGGGTAAGTTTTGCGATTACAGCGCGTTGGCCAAATGGCTACAGTTGAAGGGTTACGATATTTCGCGTTCATCGCTCCATCGTTACGGTCAGGATTTCGAAGAGAGGTTAGCGGCGATTTCACTAGCCACCGAACAGGCACGAGCCGTGGCAGAAGCCGCAGGAGATGATGAAAATGCAATGAACGAAGCCCTGATCCGCCTGGTGCAGACTAAAGCCTTTGAGTCGCTGACAGCCGCAACAACTTTTGAAAGTCTTCCGAAGATGGGTGTGATGATCGCTAAACTCAGCAAGGCTTCGGTTGATCAAAAGAAGTGGATGGCGGACACGCGGAAGAAAGCCGCTGCCGCTTTGAAAAATATCGAAGAGAAGACCGCAACCAGCGGAAAGAAGTCGCTGGATCCGGAAACTTTAAGGATCATACGAGAGGAAATATATGGGATCGTCCCAGCCAGCAGTCCCCCTAACTGAATATCAGATCAACTGGGTGAATGATAAGAGCCGGTTTAAGATCGGTGTTCTTACCCGGCAGGGCGGCAAATCGTTTGAGGCCGCCCTTGAAAGTGTTGATGATGGCATGGAACACAAAACCATGTGGGTGATCCTCTCCGCCGGCGAACGGCAATCGAAGGAAGTCATCAATAAATGCGCTATGCATGCCTGCGCTTATGGAATTGCTATCAAAGAATTAGAATCGGAATTTATTGTCGATAAAGATACAAAATATAAACAACTTGAAATTGTGTTGCCTAACGGGACCAGAATTATAGGACTGCCCGCGAATCCGGACACGGCGCGTGGCTGGTCGGCCAATATTATTTTAGACGAATTCGCCCTGCACAAGGACAGCCGGGAAATCTGGAAGGCGCTTTTTCCGACGGTAACACGCGGTTATAAAATCCGCGTCATCTCTACCTTCAAGGGTAAGACTAATAAATTTTACGAACTCTTTTTCGGCGCGCCGACTCTTCAGAAATATACCGGCAAGGATTATGAATTTGTCGGGGACAAAGGCGGATGGTCTAAACATTTTGTCAATATAGATCAGGCTGTGGAGATGGGACTCAAACTGGTGGATGATCAGGGCAAACCCTGCGATACGGAAGACCTGCGGTTGGCGCTCAATGATGACGACGCCTGGGATGAAGAATATATGTGCGTGCCTTCCGATGAAGTCTCGGCATTTTTGACACACGAGCTAATTTCCTCCTGCGAAGATGTCAAAGTGAACGCCGCTCCAGAATGGATGAATATGCTTATCAAGGCGGCGGAAACGAACTATGCCGAATACAAACGGACAAAGATCGCGCCGCCACTTCCTCTGGATATCCTGAAAAATGTTACTTTCCTGGGCGATGTGTATGGGGGAATGGATATCGGACGCCACCACGATCTTTCTGTTATCTGGCTTGATCAGAAAATATCCAATGTTTTACATCCTCTCGCCATCTTTGAGTTGAGACGTCAACCATATTTTGTCCAGATGCAGGTACTGCACACTCTGCTGGCGTGTCCCGAACTGCGCCGGATGTGCATTGATGAAACCGGTCTGGGTGGGCAGTTGGTCGAAGGCGCGCAGGATATTTACGGCAGTTCCCGGGTGGAAGGCATTGCTTTCACTCCGGAGAGTAAAGAAGCGATCGCCGTCGGATTAAAACAGAACTTTGAAGATCGTGGCAGTGTTCTTCCGGCTACGAATACCGTGCGCAATTCCCTGCACAGCGTCAAAAAATACGCGACAACAACAAAACATTTCCGCTTTGACGCAGAACGGACGGAGGCAACCGGGCACGCGGATCACTTCTGGGCAAAAGGTCTGGCGGTACAGGCGGCATCCAGTAATGTTGCCGCGGTTTGTATAGGACAAAATCCGACAAGACATGATTCGCCAATGGGGCGCAGCGGAATATCGCAGCATAAGGGCGGATTTTTCGGGCGGTTTGGAAACAAAGTGACAATGGCGGCGTAATCGGAAGAAGGGAATAAATGGACATACATATTTATCATCATCTTGATCAAACCAGTCGTGAAAAACTGGACTTAATTATCAATCTTCTTAAAGGAGTGTTGAGAAAGGAGGAAGGAATTATGGATGATTTAAAAGCTTTACAAGACCAGGTAGCGGCAAGTGAGACTGTGGAAACATCCGCGGTTCTGCTTATTCAGGGAATCGCCGCAAGAATTGCTGCAGCAGGAGTTGACCCTGCGGCGTTGGATGCTCTGACATCTTCGTTAAAGAAATCTGCTGACACTTTAAGCGCAGCGATCACGGCTAATACTCCCGCCGCACCGGCGGTATAAAAAAGAAGTGGGGGAGTCATCTTCCCCACTTTTCAGAGGTATAAAAGAGGAAAAAGAAAATATGAATTTTCGGGAAATCATAGCAAAAGCGATCGCGCCGGGATTGAAAAGTGAGGCGGAACTGCGCGGCGTTATGGCTGAGGAAATCAAGGCAACCGTTGCCGCGGCGATTACCAAAGCCAAAATGGATATCCCAATATCCGTTAACTATGATCCCAAAAATGAAGGATATCGTCTGGCGTCGCAAAGTATTTATACCCGCAATCTGATGCCGGTGCAGCAACAACGGATGTTCGAGATTTCTTACTTTATGTATGATTCTTCGGCTATGTTCAAACGTCTGGCCCAGATGGATAAAGGTTTTCTTTTCTCCGGCCCGATAACCATATCGGCGGATGATGATGTTGTTCAGGGTGTGATTGATCAATTCTGGGATGATCCCGAAAATTGCATGGCATTGAAATTCCCGGAAAAGGCAATGTGGTTATCCATTCTCGGCGAACAATGCTGGCCGGTGGATGTGAATCCTTATAATGGCTTTGTGAAGTTAAGATATGTGGACCCGGCTATAATCAAAGATATCTGGGTAAATCCGCAAAACACCGAACAACTTATGCAGGTCGAAGCGATGGGACTGAACGGTCGTCCAGGTAATAAATACGCGATCATCCGTAAAGATTATAATGTCAATTCCAAAACTTACAACCGGCTGGTCGGCGATTGCTTTTTCTTTTCCATTAACAAACCGCCTAATTCCGCACGGGGACGGTCGGATTTTATGACGCTGGTGGACTGGATAGACTCACTTGAACGTTATGGCTACAACTATCTGGAACGTGCCGAAGTGATGCTTAATTTCGTTTGGGATATTACCCTCAAAGGAATGAATGCGGATCAGATCAGGGAATGGTTGCGGGATAATCCGCCGCCGGAACCGGGATCCCAACGGGCGCATAATGAACAGGTCACCTGGGCCGCTGTGTCTCCCGACTTAAAAGCGATGGATTTCAAGAATGGTTTTGAGATGGGTAAAGAATTCATCATGGGCGCGGCAGGTAGACCGGATTCATGGTTTGGTTCAGGCGGAAAGATGTATCAGACCGAAGCTGATTCGGCATTGCAGGGACCGGTCGCCGATATGGAAATGCGCCAGGAATATTTAAAATATGTCTTACGAACCGTTATCGGATTTGTAATTGACCAGGCTGTCATCCACGACAAATTGACACCGGCTCAGGCGGAAACCGATTTTACTATAACGATGCCGGAAGTTTCCAAGAAAGACGTTGCCAAGATGGGCAACACTCTGCCGCAAGTTACATCGGCTCTCTCTCTGGCAGTCAGTAATAAATTTATACAGCGCGATACGGCAATCCAGCTTTTCTGTTTCATCGCCGGTTATCTTGGCTATGACGTGGATCCTCAGGCAGAAATTGAAGCGGCGAAGGCGTTGCCGGACAATGCGACGGATTATGAAGCGCTTTTAAAAAAGAATTCACCCCCCCCAACCCTTCCCCTCAAGGGCGGGGCGCCAAACGAGGTAAAGGATATAGGCAATGTCCCTGCAAAGTGATTTCGACGATAAGGTGGCGGAACTGATCGCAAAAGCCGAACAGATGACTGATGACCAGGTTGTCAAGGCTATTCAGTTTTTGGATAAAGCACGCAAGGAAGTGGCCGCGACTGTCGGTACGACGGATTGGCAACTTTATCATCTGCCGCAATTAAAGACAGCCATCGAACGGGCCATGCAGGAATTCGCCAACAAATACGGGATCGAACTGAACCGTGATCAATCGAAATTCTGGGAACAAGGAATCTCGATGGTTGATGATCCGCTGCGAACAGTCGGCATCATGGCGGCGATCCCGGCGATTGACACCACCATTTTCGGCGCGATGCAGAATTATTCAAAACATCTGATCGACAGTCTGGGTATGGACGCGACTAATAAAATTTATAGCGAATTCGCATCAGGACTTATTGGAGAAAAATCGCCGTTCGAGGTTATGCAGGCAGTGGGTAATAATCTCAACGATAAGGGCATTTTCTCGAGTATCGCGGCGCGGGCAGAGACGATCACACGGCAGGAATGCGGAAGAATTTTAGAAGAGGCCAGCCAGGCGCGCATGGAGGCGGCGGCGACTGTGGTGCCGGGATTAAAAAAAATGTGGCAGCATGGCGCATCACGTGTGCCGCGGTTAACACATCTGGCAGCGGAAGGACAAACCCGCGATGTGGATAAACCATTTGATGTCGGCGGCGAACAATTGATGTATCCGCGCGATATGAACGGATCGCCCGGAAATACGATTAATTGCAGTTGTTACACGGTACCGTTCATAGATGATTGGAGTGATTTAGAAAGTCAAGCAGCATAATAAATAAACTGGATTCCCGCCTATGTGGGAATGACAAAAAAGGAGGATTGGAAAAATGGCAGATGGAGATGCGAAAGATACAAATACAATCGGCGACAAATTGATTGCGGCGGCATGTGCTGCATATGGAATCAACAAGAGGTTTGTTTCGAATAGTCGTTATGATGAATTAACCGGCGAAGCAATTATTGTCACTGTCGGTGGTAAAAAAGTGCGTTTCAAAGAGGATGATAAGGTTGAGAAGTTGAGTCAGATTGATGTCACCGGCATTAATCCGGCGGCGAAGAGAAAACCGATAAACGGCAAGTAAAAAGTAAAGACAAAAATCCCTAGCCACCTAACGGTGGCGGGATAATTCGCTCAGCAAGTTTCATTGCGCTGTGCTTATAAAACTTGGAGCTCATTATGAAAAAGACACAAACAGAAAATGGCATTCAGTACCCGGCGACTGCTTATCTTTATGTTCCGGATCCCCAAAGCCCCAGCACATGGAAACTGCGTTATAAAAATTTCACTGACGGTAAATTAAAACTTGATCCGGATCAGTTGGGCAAAGCGGTTGCCGCGTTTTCTTCCGGTGGTTTCCGGGGCAATAAAGTGGAATTACCGACAGCAGATAAAGAAAAAGTTTTGGCGAAGATAAAAAACATCTACACCAAAACGCTGAAAGTCAAAGAAGCTGACATGCCGGAAACCCTGCGATCAAAACAGGATATGAGTTTCGGCGATATCCGCAGTTCCTTGTGGGATGCCATCCAGGCTTTGAGTCCCGACTCAATCTGCATTGAGGATGTTTATCCGGATTATGTGATTTACTCCCTGGGAGAAGATTTTTTTAAACGCTCTTATTCCATCGTCAATGATGAAGTAACCCTCGGCAGTGATCCGGTGGAAGTCGAGGAAAACTGGGTGGAAGTGGGAGCGGTTCAGATGGATGAAGAATTTTCCCTGATCATCCGGATGGATGCGGCGAAAAATCTGGAAGGCACCGTATGGGATGTGATCATTTGCGAACCGGGTTTCACGAAAAATGGTTGTTTTATTCAGGAAGATGCATTGCGCAGAAACGCTCAACAATTTGATGGACTGGATGTCAATATCTATGAATTACCCAAAGGAGCGACTCACCTGCCCGATCATCTCTTCGATGTCAAATCTCTACTGGTGAAGAATAAGGCCGGTTGGTTGGATAACGTGAAATACGTTGCCGACAAAGGATTGACGGGAGTTCTGCATTTTCTGGACAGCGCCAAATGGTTGGGCAAAAATATGCTGGCCGCGATGAATCAGGGACAAAATATTTACGGATTATCCTGGGATTCCGTTATCCGCGGATCCCAGGCGGTAATAGAAGGGAAAAAGGTCTTAAACATTATCGATCTCACGAGACCTGATTCTGTAGACATTGTAAGCCGTCCGGCAGCGGGCGGGAAATTTATCCGGGCAGTGGCTTCAATGCCGGCCCAAAACGAGGAGGATTTAGCGATGAAAAATTTGTTAGCCTTGATTAAAGAAAAAAGGCCCGACCTCCTGAAGGGGAAGGATGAGGCTGCGCTCTCCGATCAGGATATCGTAGGGATGGCTCGCCAGGCGATGGATGTGCCGGCGCAAACCATTGATCAGACCAATTTAGTCACCAAAGATGAATTGGCCATTATACGTTGTGGAATGGCGCTCGACAAGAAACTGGGAAATGCCGATCTGGGGTTACCTGCGATATCCGTGGAACGCATCAAAGGCCAGTTTACCGGAAGAGTTTATCAGGATGTGGATCTGGACAAAGCCATCGCGGATGAAAAGGATTATCTTGCGGCGATAAATACAAATCATGAAACCACCTCTGCCGCGGCATCAGGGATCACCGGAGGCCTCGGCGGATTCGACCGCGCCTGCATGGCGGTAGACAAACTGTTCGGCCTGAAAAAGGATGACATGATCCAGTTGGCGCATTTAACCAGACTGGACAACAAACCCTTTTTCGGCGATGTCCGCAATGTCCAGGATTACAATGATTTTGACAGCGTGCCCGCTTTCTCCAGTATCCGGGAAATGTATTCCTATTTTACCGGAGATCATGAAGTTACCGGTCGATTCAACCGTGCGTCCCTTCCTCCTGAACTGCGCAAGAGCATGGATGTAAACAGTGGCACGTTTACATATGTTTTGGGCAACACTCTGGGCCGAAGATTAGTCCAGGTTTATAAGGCTCTCGCCTATCAGGAAGAACTGCTCATTTCGGTCAAAAAACCCGTCAAGGATTTCCGCACCCAGGAAGCGGTGATGGTTGGCGGTTTTGCCGATCTTTCCACCGTGGATCCCGAAACCGGTGATTATCAGGAAGTCTCGGGCGTAACGGATGAAGAATCCAGTTACAACATCGGCCAGAAGGGAAACCTCCTGACCATTACCCGCAAAACCATCATCAATGATGATATCAGTATCATTCAGAGATTGGTTGACGGGCTGGCTCGAGCGGCACGGCGCACCCATGCAAAGTATGTCTGGAATATGTACATCAACAACGCCAATTGCTCCGATGCAACGGCATGGTTCACCGGTGGACATGGTAACCTGGGGTCGACGGCATTGACCTTCGCCACGGCATTGGTGGCTTATAAAGCACTAGCCGCGATGACTGAAAAGGATTCTGGAGAAAGGATCGGACTACTTGTGGATCCGAGTGTAAAACCGAACCTGGTTGGCCCGATCGATATCTTGGAAATTATCAATAAGATCGCCAATGACGATTTTTATTACAGTTCAAACGATCTGACCACCAAAGTTTCCAATGTCCTGAAAGGCAAGGTCAATCCGGTTGTAAATCCACTCTTCACCGATGTCAACGATTGGGGTCTGTTACTTCCGCCTCAACTGATCGACATGGTGGAAATGGGTTATCTCAACGGGCGCGAAGATCCGGAAATGTTCGTGGCCGATATGCCGCAGAGCGAGCAGGTTTTTGTGGCTGACAAGATCCGCCATAAGATTCGCCATGAATACGCGGGCGCGGTCATCGACTTCCGCAGTGGATATAAGGCGGTCGTAGCTTAGGAAAATTAAATGTACTGATCCCCAACCCGGCATACGCCGGGTGGGATAATTCGCTTTGGGATCACTTTGTGATCCACAGGCTCATTAGGAGGATTTAAAATGAAAAAGTTTTTTAGAAATCATCGCTGGATCGCTGAGATTTTCGCGGTGATGATAGTTTTGCTGATCGCCACTGTCGTTTTGGCGGGTGAGTTCTGGATACAGAAAAATGCCAGGTTTTCCGGAACGGCTGGTGAAACACTGGCCACCGGAGATGTTGTTTGCATTGGCGCAACCGACGGTAAAATTTATAAAGCAATCGCCAGCGATGCCACTAAACGGCCTGCAATCGGAGTTATCAATAAAGGCGGAGCAGCCCTGTCTATTGTAGAAGTTATTACGAATGGGATATTAGCCGGACAAACCAGCGCGACGCCCGGAGCAAGATTGTATCTTTCCGCGACAGCCGGGACCATCACAACAACCGCTCCAACTAATGCGCAACCGTTGGGTTTTGTTATGCCTGGAGTAATCGGAAGCTCGGCATCTACCATATATAATATTCAACCTGTCATGGTGGGTTCCAACGGCGGAGCCGCGTACTAAGAAGATCAATGTACAAGGTAAACCAGGCGGAGGGAAACTTCCGCCTATTTCCAGGGGTCATAACCTGATTATGGCTCGCGGAAACTGAAAAACGGGTTCATTGAGAGGTGTAAAAGTGAAAAAATGGTTTAAATGGCCCTTAAAGCCACTTTTTAGGGTCGAGACGGCCAATGGGGCACGACACGGGTTAATAAATCAAAACAGGCATAGTTTTGCCGTTCTGATGGCTGCTCTGGCGCTAAGTTTAACCCTGATTTCGCCGGTTTTTGCTTCAGATCATAAGACACAGGTAATCAATCTTTCGTCTTCCGGCATAAAAACTGCCGCAACTTCGCAGACTTCGGCCTTTGATGTATCGTCCTACAGCGAAGGGCAGATTTTTGTGGATGTTACCGTCGAGGGTGGGACATCCACTCTGGATATTACCGTGCAGACCTCTCCGGATAATGTGACCTGGTACACCCATACGGCCATGACCCAGATCACGGCGACCGGGCAATACCGGCAGGCGATAACCAACTTTGGCAATTATATGCGGATTAACTATACAGTCGGCGGAACGTCGTTTACGTTTTCAGTAACAGGGGTATTCAAGAATTGACTGGATTCCGGCCTTCGTACCCTAAAGGGCATCTACGACCGGAATGACAAAATGGAGGATATAAAACCATGAAAAGATTTAAAAAAATTATATGTGTTCTGTTGATGTTGGTTTTGGCGGCAATTCCAGCATCGGCGGATTGGATGACTTTAACCACAGGTTCCGGGCAGGTCATGGTCTCTTCAATTACCGCACCTGCCATAGCAAGCGCCGCCTCAGTGACGGGAGTCTCCGCCTTTTATGGGATCATCATAAAAACAGACGGCACTAATGATGTAACGGTGAATATTTACGACAACACATCCGCTGCAGGAACAAAACTCATACCGACGGACATCGTTGTTTCCGGATCTCAAAAAGTATGGACACTGTCTTATTCACCGGCCATAAAATGCGTCAACGGAATCTATGTATCAATTTCCGTGGCAAATGGCGGATCAGTAAGTTACCAGGTTATGTACGATAAGTAAAAATAAAGGGAAATGAGGTAAAATCATGAAAAAAATATATCTAATTACACTATTATTTTTATACCTGGTAACTCCGGCCATTGCCGGACCCTCGGCTTCCGGACAGGGCGGTTCCGGATCTGGTGTTCAACTAGACTCCAATTGCAATCAGAGCCAATATTACGCTATTGGGAAACTTTGCGCTGACACAGGCACGGGAAATATCTATCGCGGTACGGGCTTAGGAGTGGCACTTATCACTGGAGGGGTGGCCGGGACTAATGCCTATGTCTATATTGCTTATGCCAGCGATTCTTCCGGCACGGGATTCACAACAACTTATTCTTCTTTATTGAACTATATAGCAATCCTATCCTCAACTACAGTTAAGACTCCGGTGGTCGGTGACTTCGCCGGGTTATGGTTTAATTACAAGGGCGCAACGGGTCCGCAAGGCATACAAGGCGCAACGGGTCCGCAAGGGAGCGCCGGTGCCACTGGCAGTAATGGAAGCAATGGCGTATCCATCTTATGGCAAGGCAGCCTTGCTTCAGCTCCTTCAACTCCAACATTGAACATGGCATATCGAAATACTATTTCCGGAATTGCTTATATATACAACGGTTCTTCCTGGGTGGAAATGGTGCAGGACGGAGCAGGCGGAGTGACTGGCAATACTGTACCGACATCGGGTAATGGTGCCGAATGGGATACCAACCTAAATCTTTCAGCAAATCAGTTTATTGCAGGTTATGCATCGACTGTCACAGCGGCGACCACAACCACATTAACCGTGGCCTCTGTGTATAATCAAAACTTTACCGGAACAACTACACAAACAGTCGTGCTTCCGGTGGCAACAACTCTCGTTTCCGGCTGGGCGACAATGATCTTTAATAATTCGACTGGCGTTGTGACTGTCCAAACTTCAGGAGGAAGTACAGTCTTGGCAATTCCTGCCAGCAGTTCGCTTTTTGTTCTGTGTATTAATCCTGCCGGAGGTACCGGATTGGGCAGTTGGTGGACCGCATCTCCGCCTACTTTGGCTTCTTTGGGCGGAGCGCCGCTTGTTTCGCCAGGACTGACCACACCTTCTATCACGACAAGCATTGCTCCAGCCTCAGCTGGAGGCGCAACAGATGGAACGGCAGCATTGCCCTGGAGCAGCGTCTATATAGGCGGTGCGCATAGCTATCAAATTACAGCCGCAG